GAAGCTTCTCGTATGGAGCCTACTTCCAATTGTGCATGCGAAGGCGCACCAAAAGATAATGAAGCAGAAGCAGAAGCAGGTGCAAAGCTTAAAGAAGGTTTCTTCCAGCGATTAATGAATAGTGCATTAAAAGCTACGTTCGGTTTTAAATCCTCTTCTGATGCTTCTAACGTATCTGATCAGGATGTACGCACAGCAGTAAGTATGGCACTCAGTGAAGTGTATGCTGATGGCCCTACTTACGTCATTGCTGTATTTCATGGCACAGATGATAGTGGTCGTGTAGTCTTTGAGAAAGGTTGGAACTTTGAACTATATTCGCAGGAATTCAGTATCAATGACAACGTAATTGCTTTAACTGGTGAACCCACGAAAGTAAGGCCACACACACAATTTATACCTGTTGAGATTGCAGGTGATTCTGAAGGTAAGGATGTAACGGCAAATGCTGTTGTTGAAAAACCTAAGGAATTGGAACAATCTCAATCTCAACTTAACCCCGTAATAGCTCAGGAGAACCACGCTGTGGATCTGGAAACTTATCTGAAAGAAGCTCCCGTAGAAATCCGACAAGTTCTGACTGCTTCGATGTACGTTTATACAGCAAAGAAGAATGAACTTATCACCAACATCATGACAAATACGCGTAACAAGTTTACCAAAGAACAGCTGGAAGTTATGGAACTTCCGATGCTGGAAGCTCTTGGTGCTTTGGCCGTTGATGCGACCTATGTAGCTGGTGCTGCGCTTACCACGAATGCTTCTTCGGCAGAAGAAACGTTCATGCCTGCACCAAACATTTTTCAAACCCAAGCAGCTTAAGTAGCGCTAATAACCGAATAAGAGGATCATAGTATGGCCGTTAATCGTACAATCGTTGTCCGTGGGCGAGGTATCCGAAAGGAAGCTATCGCAGGAGGAGCAATTACCCCAGGGCATTTGGTAAAGCGTAATACCTCTAACCAATATGTTGTTCATTCTACTGCTTCAGGCAATGCATCAAAAACGTTTGCTGTAGAGAATGAAGTCGTTGGTTTGGGTATTGCAGTTGCTTATGTAGCGAACGATACCTGCTTGGTTGAAGCAGTGCAATCCGGTTCAGAAATTAATGCACTTGTCGCAGCATCAGCATCAGCAGTCGTAATTGGTGATGCAGTTGAAAGTGCTGGTGACGGCACTGTACGCAAACACACGCCGCTTGCCGTCAACGAAAGTGGATCAACCAACCACGGCAGTGTATACACGGATAACATCGTGGGTTATGCACTGGAAGCAGTGGATAATTCTGGTGGCGGTTCTGCAGTACGCCTTCTCATTGAAATCGCTTAATTACCCAAACAGTTAAATAGGAATTTATATATTATGCCAGCTGATATCGAAATCATTCAGGCCTCTAAGGGCCAACTGATTGGTAGTGGGCGTGTTGCACAAACACTCATGGCCAATAACTTTAACGTGAACGGCCTCCGTACTCTGGATGTTCTCCGTAAGGATGAATGGAAACTGTTGGATAACGTTCTGATTGATGTTGCACGTAACCGCTTAGTAGCAGTTCAAGAATTGGTATCACGTGGTTTGACGTACAATATCCCTAATGGGCTCGGTACTACGATCCTTGAATGGGAACAAGTAACTGATATGACGCCCGCTGAAGTGTCGATGAGTGGTGTCCGTGAGGGCGCTAACGATACTCGTGACTTCACGCTTAAGAGTATGCCGTTGCCGATCATCCATAAAGACTTCAACATCAACATCCGTAAACTGGAAGCCTCACGTAAAAGTGGTCAGCCTCTGGATGTAGCACAAGCTACTCTGGCAGCTACTCTGGTTACTGAGTCTGTTGAGTCCATGGTATTCTTGGGTCACGCTACTCGTGAAGGTAACGCCCGTATTTATGGTTTGACTACCGAGCCGAATCGTAATACTGGTTCCGTTACTGCTAACTGGGCAACCGCAACTGGTGCGCAGATCCTTACCGACGTCCTTGCGATGGTTGATAAGGCTTATACAGACAACATGTATGGCCCGTTTGGTATCTTCATTCCCTACAATGCTTATGTGCATATGGGCGAAGATTACAAAGCAGCAGTTGGTGGTACTATCATGGATCGCGTGCTTGCTGTTCCTAGTATTGCGTTCGTTAAGCCTACGAAGGATCTGGCTACTTCTCACGTAGTTATGGTACAGCTTACTGCTGACGTAATTGATGAAGTAATGGGCCTTCAGCCTACGATGGTTCAGTGGGAAAGCAACGGCGGGATGACTGTTAACTTCAAAGTTATGGCAATCATGATCCCACGCATACGTTCTACTGTTACCACACAGTCCGGAGTTGCACACTATTCCTAATGGTGTAAAAAGTTGTTGTCGTGCGGGGTGGTTACTGTATGCTCCCCCTCCTGCTGCCCCGTACGACGGCATTCATCAATGAAAGGAAGGTAATTATGAATCTGGATCATGAACGTGTGTTACGAGTAGTTAAAGGCCCAAAATCCTTTAGTGCGGTTGAAATTAATGAAAATGGTGACTCTATCCGACGTGATGCAGCACCTGGTGAAACGGTTGAAGTATCAATTTATGCTGCAAAGGCATTTATGGATCAACTCGTTGAGCCTCAAGCTGTAGCAGCACAAGCTCTTGTAGATAATCTGGAAGGAGAAGATGGTGATAGGGCGCCTAAAACCTCCGAAGCCAAAACTGTGGATGTAAAACCTGCAGTAGCAGTAGCGGTGGTTGGTAAGGCCAAATAATTATGGCTTTTCGTGTTGAAGCATCAGATGTACTCGAACTCGTACCGTCGAAGTTAACTACCGAGACGATAACTGAGACGATGATCGCAATGGCTAATGACTTTGTAAATACTCATTTAGCCAATGCGGGTATGACTGCTGTTTCATTACGATTTGTTGAATTATTCCTTGCAGCACACTTTGTTGCCATTGTGGAAGAACGTGGTGGTATCTTAGAAGCGGAGTTTGCGGGTGCACGGGAACTTTATTCTGATATCTATGAGTCAGGATTAAGATCTACGCGTTTTGGGCAGCAAGCAATCTTCTTTGATGCCTCCGGTACTTTAGCACGATTAGGTACTGCTAAACAGAAAGCAGAGTTTAGGATTGTATAATGGCCGTTGAAATAACAGCCTTAACAGATATTGCAACCGTATGGCCTAGATTAGGTTCTAATGGTTTCGGTGGACATCTGTTTGGAACACCTAAACTTGTTAATGCTAGATGGCATGAATACCTTGCATTCCTTACACGCCTGGAAGAAGATGCTCAGATAAGTAATGCAAAGATTTATGTCAGTGAAGACATAAGTGAAGGTGATTATATTGCCTTAGGTAATCATACTGCTATAGAAGATCCCTCCAGTTTTGATGACGCCTATCAAATTGAAAGGTTCCAAAGACAAACTGATCTTAGGGGGTTGCGTTCTGTTAGGTGGGTGACATTATGAGAGTGTCTGCACCTTTAAGGCTTAGTGTTGGTAGGCAGCGTGCTGGTTCACGTATATTACCACATGAAGTACAATATGTTACTGCTATACAGAAGGAAATGTCTGATATTAGGAATAACCTATTAAAGTTAGTAGGTTATATCGGTAACATCAGTCCTGAGGCTCTTGTAGAGGCTCTTGAACCCGTTTTTGAGGAATCACAAAAGTTAGTTCCTGTGGATACAGGTAGACTTAAGAGATCAGGGTTTTTAAAAGCAGTTAAGACAGCTACTGGTGCATCTGCAGCTTTAGGTTATGGATTTCGTGGTTCTCCATCTTATGCTGGTTTAGTGCATGAGGCAACATGGATCCCTCACAGAGGAATCACACAAGCTAAATTCCTGTCTGACCCTATAAACAGGCAATCCAGGCAGATCATTATACGGTATGCAGATATTATCAAACGCCAAACGGGTATTTCATAATGGCTGCCCACGATCCTCTTTCAGCGGGTGTGAAAACTAAAATCCTTGCTATTACAGCCGTAACGTCGGCTGGATATGTTGTGGAGATTGGTAGAATGCCTCCTGAACCGGATACTGTTGTGTACATTATTGATACGGTTGGGGCTACACCTAATCCTAAGTGGCTATTAGATTTCCCAAGTGTACAGGTTGTTGTAAGAGGTGCTACGGGTAAGTATAATGAAGCTTACCGTATAGCTCATGCTATAAAGGATGTACTGTTAGGGATTCAATCCCAAAATGTGAATAATATTTGGTGGGTTTCCGTTTTACAGCAAGGGGATTTAGGTTCAATTGGGATTGATGAAAAGCAGCGTCCAATGTTCGTATTGAACTTTTCATTCATTACTGAACCGGATGCAACAACAGAAACAAACAGGTTAGTATTATAAGGAGTTCGATATGGCGGCTAAAGTCCTCCAAATTTCAACTGATAACGTTACGTATGTAAATGTTCCTGGTTCAGGTGGTGAGTGGTCTGTTGAAGGTGAAGCTATCAATGATACTATCCTTGGTGCTACCTTTGATTCTGCCCTTACAGGTCTATTACAGTGGTCCATTAAGACGGATGGTATCTTTAAGGGTTTTGCGGGTTACTTAGCTAAAATTAAGAAAGGTGGTACTCCAGTAGCAACTACTGCTGAAGGCATGACTCTTGTATCAGGTAAGATTTTCAAGATTACTAATGCAGCTAAAAACCTTTGGTCGCGTACAGCATCTTACACTATTAAGGATAATGCTGTCAACCGTAACGCAGAACTGTTATGGGTTGACTTCCTTCATGGTCGGGTTGAATTTAAGGGTTCCTACACTGTAGCTGGCCCTGTAACTGCTGACATCACTTATATTCCAACGTCGACCTTAGGTAAAGCCAGTTCTTACTCACTGACGATGACGGCAGATCCTGTTGATAAGACTGACTTCGCTACTGCACAAGGTAACAGTGGCCATCGAGTATTCCAGCCTGGTCTGCGTAGCGTTTCTTTAGAGCTCGGTGGTTTCTACGACGCTACTGTAGACTTAAGAGCAACACTTATTGCACGAACTGAAGTCATCATTGAGATTGACCCAGTTGGTGATGGCTCCTCAATCGCACGTGGTTACTTCCGCTTAATGAGTGATAATGCTTCAGGTGATGTAGGTGCGTTAGAAAGTGAAACCGCAACCTTCGCATTAAACGTACCCGATACAGCATTGTTGTATCTGCCATTTAGCTGGCAACATAGCTCTACCACTTTAAACGTGGCAATACAGAATGCTATCAAATCATGGCAAGATGAACTGTCTACGTATTATGTACGCTACTTGCCACAAGGTGCAATAGGTCAAGCGCCAAATGATGGTATCAGAGGGCAATTCGTAGCAACAAACGTGTCACTCTCTGGTGGATTATCTAACATGAACGTGTTCACGCTTGAACTGATGGGTGTTGGTGCTTATACTGTCGTATAAGTTTTAATAGGTAGATAAGGAGAAGGGAGAATGGTACGAGAAAAGAAAAAGCTGACTAGAGATCAGCTTCGGAGTGGGTTGCTTGGGAACAATATCAAGGCTAAATCAAAGGTAATTACTGTCTTTGGCTTTGAAATGGAACTTAAGCAACCTACGTTCGGAGATATCATGGATGCTAGGCAAATTGAGGATACAAAAGTGCAGGCTGCACATTTGATCATTAACTATGCTTATATTCCTGGTACTAATGAACGAATCTTTGAAGAAGGTGATATGGATGCAATCCTTGGTTGGCCGTTTAGTGCCGACTTAATGTTGCTTCAACAGACAATAGGTGACCTGTCAAGCCTTAATGTCGAAGTAGCTATAGAGGTAATGCAAGACACCCCTTTATCCGAATAGCCACGGAGTATGCTATTGAGCACGGGAAATTTTTCCATGAAGTACGTGAAGAAGCAACATTGGAGGACATTGTAAACTTTATTGCTTATAAGAAGATACTAAGGGAGGAAGAGCGCCATCAAAACGCTCAGCAACGTGCTAAGAGTCATGCAAAAGGCGCAAAGTAGTAAGGGGCTAGTGGTATGGCATTAAATATTGGTGGGGTAAACTTTAATGTTGATGCCAATACTGCTGGCCTACAAAAGGCAATTACTGCTTTAAATCAGTTCCACAATCAAGTAAACAGAACTGCCAAGTCGCAACAAGCGGGGGCTGCAGCTACTGCATCTGCCTTATCCAGACAAGAATCCGCTATTAAGCGTGCATACCAACAAACTCTTAATCTACAACGAGCACAAAGAGATGCTGGACAGAATGCTAGTCAGGTTGGTATTGTAACTAGGGCATTTTCGCGTCTTACTCAAGAGATGACAAGTGGTAAGCTCACTACTATCGAGTATACTCGAGCCTTAGATGCATTCAACACTCGTATGGGTAGATCACGAAGAGCCTTATTGGATTTTAAGGCTGCACAAGCAGCTGCAAAAGACAATAATTCTTTTACTGCATTCCTACGGAATATGGAATCCTCTGCAGTCTTTGCAATTGGTCCATTAAGTGGTGTTGGTTCTCGTATTCATGCAATGGGTTCTATTGCAGGAAGATCTGGCCTCTTAATTACCGGATTTGCTGTTGGTGTTGCAGGCGCTGCAGTAGGTGTTGGTATTCTCGGCCGTGAAGCTATTCGTGCCGGTAGGTTGATGGAGCAAACTCAAGCACGTTTTGCAGCTGCAGCAGGTTCTTCCGTACAAGGAGCTAAGGAACTTGAATTTGTAGTTGAAGTCTCCAAACGTTTAGGTTTACGTATTGAAGATACTGCTGTCTCCTATTCAAGATTAACTGCCGCAGCTGCTGGTACAGCTCTAGAGGGTGAAGAGACTAGGAAAATCTTTGAGGGTATATCTAATGCTGCTGCAGCATTACGTCAAGGTAATCTAGAAGTAGAAGGTTCCTTTAGAGCCATTGAACAAATGATCTCTAAGGGTAAGGTACAAGCAGAAGAACTTAGGGGTCAGTTAGGTGAACGACTCCCTGGTGCATTCCGAAAAGCAGCTGATGCAATGGGTGTTACTACCTCAGAACTAGACAAAATGCTTAAGAATGGTGAAGTCCTTTCAGACGACTTCCTTCCTAAGTTTGCCAAATTACTTACGGATATATTTGGTGAAGCTGCTAAAGCAAACGTTAAGAGCTATCAAGGTTCCTTAAATAACCTATCCAATTCCTGGTTACTCTTCGCT